GTCTTCCAGCTTGTATCTGTCCGTCTAACTCGATTACATAGTGGTAGCCGATATCGTTCCACCCCTTATCTAAATGCCATTGGCGTATAGTGTCTATCTTAACATCTCTACCTTCGGGAGTAGCTGAACAATGAATGATAATCTTATTAATTGGTCGCATAATCTATATTAATTGTTATTATAAATAAATAAATAGTTATAGTATTAAATTCAAAATCTTTAGAAGGAGCGATATACTCCCAACCTAAAGCAAAGCGGTCGTGCGGATAGTGAGCGGAGAAAGTTACTGAGTAATCCATTATAGTTCCTTTTTAACGTCTTTTAGTTTTACAATAATAGCCTTAATTTTATCGATAAACGAATAGCCTTTAACTTTGACCCAAGACTCGTCCATAGACTTTACCTCGATAGAGAGTAATACCAAAGCGATAACCTTTGTAGATATAAATTCTACACTAACTACGCTAAGGGTTAAGCCGTTTATAATAAAGACGTCAGAGGCGTATACAAGCATCACTACGGCTATATAACTAACAAGCTTAGGTATTAGCCCATTACGGAACATTTTGCTCGTAATAGGCTCTCCTAAACTATTAGCCTTCCAAACTCCGAAGCAAGTGTCTATAATAGTAGCAAGAGCCACCATTAGGATAATGCCCTTAATTGGGGCAAAGAATAATACCAAAGCGGTCAATATGCTACTCAGATATATCTTCATCGTGTATTACGCAATATGGACTATCAGGATAAATCTCGCAATACTCAGCCGTATAAGCCGCTTCCCATCCTGCAAAGATATGTATGCCGCAAGGCTTAGGGTATACTACAAAAGGACAAAGCCATTCAATCTCTTCACATAGCATATCAACCGCATACTTAGTACTAAGGTCTATACACTCGCCTTCTTCGTTAGTAGCAAGGCATATAAAGCCTATTTCGTGGATTGCGGTTACTTCAGGAATTAATACCCCATCTTCATAAAGGCTATCTTTTACTGTTAGCCATTCGGCTTCATTTAAAAATTCAAATTTCAGGAATTTCATAATTTATAAAGTTGTTAGGGTTGCTAATTCTGCGTTTGTTAGGCGAGTTTTGAATAGTACGGCTTGGCTAATTTTTTCAGCAATCCCACTATTTGCATTCAAACGAATCGCGGTGGTTGAGGGTATAGTAGCCAAAGAATCTATTCCTACTTGAACCCCATCAAAATAAAATGCAATGTCATTATTTGCATATGCTACCGCAGCCTTGTGAGTGCCAATACTTACTGAACTTTTACTTATCGAGGCTTGAACTACTCCAGAATTTATCACTTCGCAAACGCAATTAGATGCTTGTATGTATATACCTATATAATTAGGATAATCGCCTAATTGGAAATAAGAATAATTGCTACCAAAGTTTAAGACATCTTTTGACCATTCAAAGAATATTGTACCTTCTGTTTGCCCTATCAAACTACTAATGCCGCTCTTTGTTGCGCTCTCCGCCACCCTTGTCACCGCAGTTGTGGTAGTAATTATCACACTTGTTGAATAAGCCCCCGCTTCAAGTTGCCAATTAGTGACGCTACCCGTAACGGTTAATGTTAAACTTCCTGCCGTTGCCGTAAAAGTTACAAATACTCTATCGTTTGCACCCGTGCCTACTAAAGTTCCAGTACTTGTGCCGCTTCTTACAACCGTTCCAGTTCCGTAAAAAGAAAGTGTGTAAGATTGTGCGGTTGTTGTTCTTGTTTGCGTTGATGCCGTTGCCGATGGAAATACTAAGTTTGTTCTCTGCGGTTCTAAAAGCAATTTTGCGCATCCACCACCCGTAAAGTCTATTCGAGGTACACCCGTTGCAACTGATTCAATTAAGCCCGCACTATTTACCCTTGTAGCCGTGCTTGCTCTTGTGAAGGTCAAATCACCACTCCCGTCTGTTGGTTTTAAGCTATAAGCCTTCCCCGCTTTGTACCCCGAAGGGTAAAATATTAAACTCGCATCTTCGTATGTACTCATAGTATTGATTCTATAAAGGTTATTGCACAAGCGTTATTCTCTACCGTACCGCCATCGGTTTCAACTCTTGATTTATAAGCGGCAAATAGTGCAGCCGCAGGATTACCGCCGCCACCGCCTAAAATAGTATTACCGTATTGGTATCCGTAACTATACATTATGCGAATACCGCTATTACTGATCCGCTTGTCATATTAACTCTTTTAATAAACGAACCGCCTTTAGGAGCGATTATTATTCCAGCAGATAAAGTAGCCCCGCTTATATTGCTTTGAGTTATTATGTTTACATCCGCTTGGTCAGTTAGGTTAGCAAAGACCGCAGCCTCGTTAACTACTAAGTAAGCTACTTGTTGAGCAGCCGTGAAAGTAACGTCTCCGCTGACGTAGTATTGTCCGTTTCTTGAGATTTGTAATTCTTGAGTGGTCATTTTATATATATATTTTTTAAGTTGTTATCGTTCTATCCTATGCTTTCTAAAAATTCTATGGTGCAAGTATCGTTTTCTACTAAGCCTTCATCCTCTGTTACTCTTACGCTATACGCTGCAAAAGTTACCTCTCCGAAATTAATTATCTCACCGCTTGAAACGCTATTAGCGGTAGCTACACCTAAGTCGTTTGTTTCGGTTTGGCTTACTCTTACAAATTTATTATTATCTGAGTCAGTTAAGATATAGGTATTAGAATTTTCGCCTATTATATCAGCCCAACCGCTTAAGCCGTTATCGCTTCTTTGCCATTGTAGAACTCTCGTAGGCGTTGGTCTTCCTTCAGTTGTCGCAGATATTGCGGTAAGTGTTTTACCTACGTATTCAACACCGCTAAAAGTAGGCACTCCTATTATGCTTGGAATTATGCCCTCAATTAAACCCGAATCGTTAGAGTCTTGTGAAACGCTGCCAGTATCGTTTGTAGCCGTTACAACGCAGTCGATATTTGTTTGATAATCTGCATCAGCTAACTCGTAATTATTAGACGTAGCACCGCCTATGTTAGCTAAATCTCTTCGCCATTGGTAGCTAAAAGTAATAGTCGGCTTGCCTTCCCACGTTCCATCGGTTACGCTTAAAGTTTCGCCTATAATCTCCGTTCCGCTTAGTATTGGATTGGTTAGTATTCTCGGTAATCCTAATACCTCGCCTACTGAGTTAGACAATTTAACTGCTTGCCCCGTTGCATCTATAGCCGTAACTAAGCAACTTACAAAAGTATAATCGTCTTCAGCAACTAAGGTATAAACGTTCTCATTTGCTCCGCTTATTTCTAATCCGTTACGCAGCCATTGATAAGCAAAGGTAATAACTCCCGTACCTTCCCAAACTCCATCTGTAGTAGTTAAGTTTTCGCCTCTCCAAGTTATACCGCTTACTATTGGAGCGGATACATTTTTAGGGTCTTTAGTTGGTACTTGACATCTCGCATATCCGTATGAAGTAGACAAAGAAACGTTAACCGCAGCTCCTGAATATAAACTATCAAATCGCTCTGTAAAAGGTTGTATACTCCAAGTCTTATTTAGGACTAAGTTTAGGTCTTTATCTGCCCAAGACGTTTTATTATAATTCTCAAATATGCTCATCATATCTAAGGCTATTAGGCTACATTCGTTTTGTACGCTTACCTCATTTGTTGCGGTGTTTATCTCCGTAACGTTGTCGCAAAGGAAAACATCTAAGGAGTAGTCTATTCCGTTAAAGCCATTAGGGGCTATGTTTGTAACCTCATAAATAAGGTAAACGCCAGTAACATCTTTAGTCAAATCTACGTCCCAAACGTTCCCCTTTAAAACGGTGTTTATTTGCAGATGTTCGGAGGCTATACCCTCCATAATCGACTCGATATTTTTTATCGTTAGGCTCTTCATAGAATGAATTGAGACCTCCATTGAGTGTCCATTTCGGGTCTTACTACATCGTCTCCGCTTGGAGGTGTCTTATAAAGTGGGTAAGAGTCCTCGTTGGCTTTTAGGTATAATTTTAGTTTTCTACGATAAAAGTCTGCGTTATCCTTAAAGATATTTTTAGCAGTTACAAGCTCTTGCTGGCTTAAAGTACTGAAGTTATCGCCTGAGTGAGTACCCGCTCCCTTGTTACTTAATTTATACGTACCTATTCGAGTGTATTTATGGCAAACCTCCCACTTTAAAGCATCTCGTAAATATTCTTTTATTAATATCTCGTTAAGAGCTGATACGGTATTAGTTCTTATTTGAGTTTGTACCTCATCAAACAAAGCACTACCTAAAATAGGTCTAACGAAAGTATTTTGAATACTATCGATTAAAGGTTTTAGATATCCATCGTCAACGTTATAGTTTAAAACGGTATTCTCTTTAACAAATGCTGGGCTTACTATTAATATCATTTTTTTCTTACTATTACTTGCTTCCAGATGTGACGGCAATAAGGAATGCTTGTATCGGTCTCAGGCTTACGATACCAGCCTCCTCTAGCTAACCAAACGTCTGTTACATCTGTTATGCTGCTTGTCTTCATATCGTTGCGTAAAAGCTCTATTTCGGCTTTAGAGTATAGCTTTCTTTTGCTCATCAT